CCAAGGTTGAAAAGTCTTGAGAACACCAATAATATCAGACGTGGTCCATGTGGTCGTATCCACTAATGTAGGACGTGCCAAGAAAGTTCCTAGACTTAAATCATCCGTATTGTCAACGCGTGCCACCATATTACCAGAGATAGGCAGGTCGACCACCTCTCCTACAGCATTATCCAAGAACGTAACAGTCTCAGACTGTTCAGTTCCAGATTCAACTGCAGTTGAAGTATTCCCAATCTCAGCATCAACAAGTTGCTGAGATTGGAGTTGAAACAAAGAATAATTAATACTCTCAATGGGGCTATTCTCCACCAACATTGAAAGAGAGGTATTTTTAGCAACCTCTACAGCATTTATTTTTCTCTCTTTAAAAATTTTCTGTAACCAAATATAAAACATGCAGACAGGCTAAAGCCCACACGAGTTAGGTAGGTGATGAAGCTACCTCAAAACGTTGGCACAACTCTTCCCAACTGGGTAGTGTGCCAGACTTTTCATAAAATTTGTACGGTTCCTCATCAAGGATTTGCCGGAAAAATTTGTGGTGCTTTTCGAACACCGTTTTGCCATAGAAAAAATACTCACTATTGGCGCTGCTAATGACAGCCACCATTTGTGCATATTTATCTATGGACTTAGATGGTACCCACATAGTTAGCGACTTAATAATAGACGCTTCATCTAGGGGACACAACCAATCACTCACATCGTCATCAAAACGCCAAGAGCGTTTTAGAAACTGGCAAGAATCAATGTGAACGAACGGAACTGATTCAGATTCTTTATCAGCCATAGTATATTCTACGCCAATATCCTCAAGAATCTTCTGAATAGCAGTATGATTAAACCAGTCACACTGTCCTGACACACCCATGATGTTATCATCACCATAAGTGAAAAGATGCACTGTGCGTTTAAACCCTACACATGTACGTGCTGGGTTAAGCAAGGTATAGCAATATCTCATATACAGACAATTCGCAATGGAATTGATGATAACAGTAAGTGGATGTCCTGACGGATTGGTTCCAAAGAATTCAACCAAATCGCCATTCATATTCACCACTGGGAAAGCTGTATCTTCACCAATGCACATGATCTCTAGAATTTCTTCCTCAGAAAATCCAGCAGCACGATAGATTTCACAGATGACTTGGAAAGCAGCTAAAACGAAATCAGCAATCATTCGTTTATCAAACTTACCATAATCACCAGCAATCATGCGATCGGGACCAAAAGCCGTGATGTACTCACGAATTTGCCCCCACTCGTTGGATTGACAGACAGTACCTGGTCCGGCCTCAAAAATAATCTTATTCTTTTGCAGAAGTCGGAAGAATGCTAAAAGACGCGAACGAACAACAATACTCCAACCAATAGGAGCACCAGTGAAC